CCAGAGCCGCTAGTTATAATAATGTTTTGCGATCCGCTGGTGGCGTTGTGGATGTACCACAGCTTGGACACTGTGAATGTCGAGGCATCGCCGCCAGATATTGTGATTGTACACGCGCTGTCGAGCGCCCCTGTGTACTTCAGCACCATTGCCCTGCCAGCGTCTGCCGCGCCGTCAGCTATAATTGTGGCGTGGGTGTCAGCGTTTGTGGTAATGGCCTCTGTGGCGTAACCAAAGGCATCCCCAATTAGCTCAAGGTTTGTGTTGGTGACTGTTCCCCATGCCCCGGACTGATCGCCAGTCGCCATCTCATTTAGGCGTAAGTCGTTTACATAAGTTGAAGCCATATCAATCTATCCTAATTATCGCACTGCTTGCAGTGGCCGCAGGGAATACAATTTTAAAGGTTCCTCCAGCAACCGTGAAGTCGCCACCAAAGTCCAAGATGGCAATTGCCAAGTCGCTCTCGGTGTCATTGTAAATCATCGCGCCACGCGCCGTGAATGTCGCTGATGTCCAGCTTGGGTCAGTGGCATCAAAGCAGCCACTGGTGCTGTTGTTAACGACAGACGCGCTTGCCAATGTCTCCCCACCAGTGGTGTATCCACCGCCGCTGGCAACCTCGCCGCTGGTTGTATATGCGGTAGTGGCAGCGCCTAGTGACGCTGAACTTGTGTAAAGGGCAATTTTAATTGTGTCGCTGTCGAGATCATGCAGCCCCAGCATTACATCTCGCTTGAACTGCGTACACATCGCCTGTGTAATAGCCATTATATGCCTCCGTTATATTCTGCTGCGTAGTCGCGTTGCATTTCTTGTACCTGAGATTGCACCGCCTCGTCAAATTGCGTTTTGTATAGTGACAGCGTCTCTGGCGCTTTTAAGAACGCAGAAGCCTCGTAAAGAGCCGCAGCAAGCATAACCGCAGGCGCGTTGGTGTCGATCCACGTATTGGCATTAGACGAACTGAGGCCCGTCTCAGGCGCTATGAAGTCCACGCTGTAGGCCAAGGTAGCTGATGGTGTTGGTGCCAATGTAATGACTGTCCCAGACGTTCCCGCGCTGTCTGTACTGTACATTCGCGGGGTGCCTTGTGTTGTCGCATTGGGCCAATAGTCGCGGATATACGAGTCAACTCTGTGGTCGAGATACGTCACAACATTTGTGTCGGTAATTGACACTTGTCGGATCATTCTAGCCGTGGGAATTGTGTATGACGCCGTGCCTGCCACAAGATTGGCCGCGCTAGACGTGGCGCGAAAGCATGGCAGATTTGGCAGTCGCTGGAAGATCATTTCTTCGGCCTGCGCTATCATCACGTCAATCGACGCGACAAACTCTGTCGAGTCATCTTCCAAAAATGCTTGGATGTTGGCCTTTAGTGTTGTGTAGCTCATTTTATTCGCCCCATCCATCTTCTCCCCAACCGTTTTGACCCCAGCCAGTAATTTCAACACTTTCGCTTCCGACAGCGCCCGTGCCAGCAACTCCAGCCTCTGCAATGGAAAGCTCTAGAGCCTCTGCCCCAACCGCTCCCGTGCCACCAACGCCAGCTTCAGCGATAGATATTTCCAGAGCCTCGACGCCCACGTTGCCCGTGCCGCCACTACCAGATACACCTGTTACCTCGACAGCGAATGCTGCCGTTCCTATGCCGCCCGTTCCAGCCGCCCCTGTCGCCTCTGGGCCATACTCAAAGTCTGTGAAGTCTAGCCGTGCAGTGCCGCCTGCGCCATACACGCCGCTCCCCGGTCTCTGTCTTGGGTCTAGAAACGGGTCGTAATTAAATCCAACGAAAAACGTGACATTTTCGGGATCGTTATCGGGCCGTGGATTAAATAGGGCCGTGGCATCGACAACATTTTTAGCAGGCGTTAATTGTGGGTTTTTTGGCTCGTAATCTTCTGGCGATACGCGCAGGCCGTCCCAAGTGGTTTTTAGCTGAGTGTAGGGAACCCGAAGGCCACTAATGTCGCTAATTGCCTGAGATTTTTTGCCTCTTGCGTATTTTGCCATCAGGATAAATTCAGCGCAGTTGGCTGAACCCTCAGACTGACGCCATCATTGTCAGACGCCGCCGCAAACGTGAATGCCCTCTCGTAGATTTCGTTTAATATTTGAAACCTGTCGGGGGCGTTTTTCAACGCCAGCTTGCTTGCCAGCCCCGCGCAGATACAGTCAGACCAGCGGTACGGTACGTCAGCGTCTTGATTACTGGCCGTGATATCATCTAGCTGATTTACTGACCAATAATTCAAACTGTATGTGGTGACGTTTGGTATCTGCCAGATGTAAAGCAGGGGCGTGTATTGCTTGTCCAGCATATACTGGCTTGGCTTGCCCGAAGATGTTTTGTTTGGCAGTTGATTGTAGTCGGCAATCGACACACGATTAATAATTTGGTCAGACGTGTCTGTGCCTGCGCTGTCACGAATGACGGCGTCCATAATGTCTATAGTGCCAACAGGCAGCGTGTAGGGCGTTGTCTGGCCGTTCACCAGTGTCAGCGTCTGCTGCTTTACCGCCCAGTAGTTGATGCCTCGGTTGGCCCACTCACTAAATAACAGGTTTAGGCTGCGCCTTGCCGACACAGCCTTGTATCCCGTTTGCGTCTGTGGATCGATCCCACACCGCTCGTAAGCCTCCGCGATGATTTCTTCAACATCTGGGCGAAACGCTACTGTGTCTGAAGTCGCCATGCTGCGCCCCTAATTAATATTTCTTCACCGCTCGGATGATCACTTGGTATGCATCACCAGCCGCGCCAGCCCCAGTTGTTGTAAATCTGATGTCTCCAGTACCGTTTGCACCATATGCTGCGCTATTCGGCAAGCCACCAAATTTCTCAAAGCTCTGATAGCCCTGCTGATCCTCTGCCAGATGCAGAATAATAATATCAGTATCTGCGTCTGCCAATACCTCAACTGTCATTCCATGCAAAATCCAGTGACATTCCACAATACGTATACCCGTGCAGGCTGCGCCATTTGCATTTGCGGTGAGGGAAGATACATCTATTTTAGCCACTGCGCTTTCGTTGCCACCATCGACATATTGATATTGGAATGCAAGAACGCATTCATGTGTGTTGTCGATGATTGTAGTCGATGTTGTAATATCAGCCATATCAATCTCCTAGATTGTGGAGCGGGGGTTGCCCCCCGCCAGATTGATTTATTCAAACGGTGTCGCAAGTGTCGCGTCACCTAACAGGAATGCCGCGCAATGCCAGCGCGTGGCCGACTGAGCGGTAAGCGTGATCTGGCCTCCAGAAAGCCACCCCTGCTCTACTGCGCCCAAATCAATCGTGTCATCGTTAGATTGATCTGGAATAAACGTGTTGGTGTCTCCAGCCGTTGCGGGGTCTGATAATATAGCAAACCCAGAATACAGATCGGCGGTAGCGCCCGTATTAATCTGGCCTGCGCCAGTGAATGTTGTTCCCACTATAAACGTGTATTGCTCACCGCTTGCCGCTGCGGTTAATTCTGGAAGCGTAACCACAATTCCTGCCGCCCTTGATAAAATAAACGTGGTTCCTGACTGGGCGGCTGTGACGGCGTAGGTTGCATCTGTAATTGTTACGACTGACTTAATGCCTGTCGTGGCTCCCGTGACCGCGAGGGTTCCAGCGATGGTAACATTGCCGCCAATTGTGGCGTCATTATTATATGTTGAATTTGTGGTGTAAGCGCCTGTGGTGGTGTTTTTTGTTACGTCGATAAAGCCGTTTTCAGAACGTACCGCACCTGTAAAAGTAGTTGTACCCATGATGATCTCCTGTCTTGGGTTAAAGTCAGGCACGGGACGCACCTGTCAGGGATGTCGGCACAATACAACAGGTCTGAACAAAAAGAAAGGGCGATCCGAAGACCGCCCCAGTTTGACCCAACAGGAAGAGAAGATTGGGTTGTTTATGCTGCGCCCTCGGTGCCAAACACGCCGCGCCAATCTGTCCAGCCAAAGCTATATCTTTCGCGTACCTTGTAGCGGACGTTGCCAGTCTCAAAATCGCCCTCCATGCCCTTTTTCATTGCTGAACGGGTGAAGTGCTTGAGACCATCTGGAACATCAGTGGTAACAAAGAACGCATCTGAATCGGTCAGACGGCGCATGATGTGATAGCCCTTGGGCAGATAACCACCAGCCTTGATGGCGTTGATGTCATTATCGGCTGTACCAGTGCGAAGCTGGCTTTCCAGCAGGCGCTCTGCGGTAAACTGATAGGCAGTTGGAATAACCAATTGCATACCCTGTGCCGCAATGCGAAGGCCACGATCATCTTTCATGTCGCTGATGTTAATCAGGATCGACTCAAGAGATGTCTCGGACAGATCAGCCGCCGTGCCAAGCACGTTGGACTGAGTGCCGTTCTGCGTTGGGTGCGAGGCACTCAACATCACAACTCCGTCACCACCAGTAAATCCAGCAGTTTGAGCGTTATTCAAGACGTTAGCGGCCTTGATCTCTTTGGTCGATGCCATTGAACGTGCCAGCGCCTTTGTGTAGCGCGAAGCAAGCGAACCATACTGACCATCTTCTTCAGCTTCCTCAGTGATTGAGAACGCCAAGGCGATGGTTTCGTGCTGGTAACGCGCAGTCCACTGTTGGCTTGCGCTGTCATAAGAGACCGCTCCACCCTCAGTTTTTGTTGGCGCTTGTCCAAAACCACTCAAAAGTACGTCTTCCTCGTAAGCCTTTTGAGAGCTGTTCGATTCAAAGACCGCAGTGTATTCGGCGGGGTAGCTGTCGTACTCAAGTCCAAAGAGAGTATTCAGACCCGGCTCTAGAGTTTTCGCAAAACTCGCTCTATTCATTGCCATTTGTCATGCCCTCCTTATATACCAGCGACATTGGTGCCAAGAAGATGCTCATTAATGGTCACCTCCATGACAGCATTTGCGCCGAATGCGTTGTCTGGAGTTTCGTACAGAGCAAGGATTTTACAGGTTGCGATACCCGCTGCCATTGTTCCACTAATTTCAAAACCAGATTGACCAGTAACTGTTGAACCAGCGCCAGCAACAACATCAGCGCAGTTGCCGATATTTGTTTGGGCGGTTGTGCCAGCAGACTGAACCTTAAACACAGTGTACGGATCATCATAAATGTACGCAATGATGTTAGTAGCAGTTGTGCCTGTGGGCCAATATTCACTGTACACATATGATCCGTCAGATGCGGTGTACGAACACCCATCAAACACACCAATGTTATTGGTTTCAGTTGCAGTGTGAGGTGTAATCGTACCCGCAGCAACAATAATCACCAGATCACCCTTAAAGATGTTCTCCGCAAGAGTGCTTGCGATGGTATATTTATTTGTGCGAGGCGCATTACCGCTCATGTGACGGATCGGGACAAACCCGAATGCGGCGTCTACATTTGCCATGTTTCGCTCCTATAGCGTTATTATTAGTCGTTCATGGCAGACAGTTGCCTGCCTCGACTGGTTTCAGACTTGCGCTCTTGATAAAACGCCTGCCCACTACGCCGTCCTAACGCATCAAGTTCACCTGCGACTGCTTCATTTTGCTCTGTGTTTTTGCCTTGGTAATACCGCTTCTGCGCGGCATGACGTTCGACTGGCATTTCACAAAGCAACATGCCCTCAATCCCAATTGATCCTGTCCACTGTCCATGATTGATCGTCGGAAACAACTTCTCTTTCACAGTGTCAGCAGATCGTGCCGCCCAACCTTCACGCATACGCTTGTATACATTGTCGGGTGTATCACGGCCTTGAATGCTTGTAGCCACCCAGCGTTGGACGTAGCCGGGACGGGCTTCCGGTGCGTCCAATAGTGCGGGTGGTTTCCATGCGGCTTCTGGACGAATCTCCTCGTCGCGCACAGATGATCGTGCTTGCTCTGCTCTTGCGTTGCGTTTCTCAGACATGATTAGCTTTCCCTCTGTTGACGGCGAATTTCGGCTTCGTATTTTTTGAGACCACGTTCATCGTTTATACCAAGTTCCCTAGCCATGCGGAGTTGCTCTTGCGTCATACGCACACGATTGCCCTTATAAGCTGAAGACCCGCCCGTAGTGGGGGCGACTGGAGACCTACCTTTTGGTCTTTGCTTCGGACTTGGCCCCGATCTTAACTCAGGAAACACTTTTTGTAAACGCCCATTGAGTTGCGAGTAATATTCATCGCTATTCTTATCGTATCCTTCCAAATCTAGCTGCACGTCTATGGCCCGTGCAGCGGCTGTTTCTCGCTCAAAACCAGTGGCATTGAACCAGTTATTTTGCTGCCACCAGCCCATTGCCTTCTCAGGTGGCTGATTGCCCTGCGCCTGTTGCTGTGGCTGCTGTTGTTGGCGTTGTTGCTGTCGTTGCACGTCCTGCCGCCGATACTGGTCAGTGGCCTGTGCCACGCGCATGGCCGCTCTCATGTCGGCTATCTGCTCTTGGAAGTTGACTTGGGCGTCAGTGTCACCCTCCTCCACGGCCTTGTGCAGCGCCTGCTTGGTCTGCTGGTACTTCGCGTTAAACTCTTGCTCTGCGTTCTGCTGCGATCCCTGCTCAAGACGCTCTAGCCGCTTTTGCAGTTGCGCGTTTTGCTCCTGTATTTTCTGCGCCTGTATTTCAGCCTCCCTGCGCTGCGATACGAGCTTGCTGATGCGCTTCTGCACCTTGGGGCCGTAGTCTGGCTCCTGCTCCTCCGCAACATCAGCGGCCTCCTCCTTGGCCTCCTTGACGGGATCGTCAGTGATTTCTATTTCAAAATCTTCTGGCTCACCCTTGGCCGCATGAATTTCGGCCTCGATTTCTTCAAGAATTTTCTCTTGTTCTGACATTGCCCTACCCCAAATATGCGGCGACTTCGACGCCCTCTGGCAGAATAGACGTTAGCTCATCGTCATTCAGCAGAAGGAATTTCACGCCCTTTACAACAATTTTCTGACCAGCGTATTTACCGTAGGTCACGCGATCACCGATTTGTGGCATAACGTCAGACTTCCAACGCTCACCCGTGTCGCGGTCACGATACGCTAAGTCACCCATTGCACAGACGGTGCCGTGGGCGGTCAGGTATTCCTCGTTGTCTTTTGAGGTGTCTGGCAGCAGAATGCCGCCTGCGGTTGTCATCTTTACCTGATTAGGCTGAACGAGAACCTTCCAATTCATTGGAATTGGGATTTGATGAGAGCCAATCGTCGCGCTGGTTTCTTCATCAGTGTAGATTGCGTCATGTTGATGAGACATGTTATTCATCCTCTTCGTTTAAAGTTTTGATCGTGTCATGGATTACGTCAGCGGCCTGCTCCAGCCCCTCCGCAATGCCCACGTTTTTGTGGTACGCCTCAAAGTCGGACATTCGACCCCGAAGCATACCGTCAGCTATTTCCAGCCGTCTCTTTTCCAGATTGTTTCTGATCTGCTGGAGCAGATCGCTTATCGTCATTCTTAACGCCCCCCGTCATGGAGACACCTGTGACGTGTACTGTTACGTCTTTATTTTCCGACATCAGTATCCCCTCTTCATTGATTTCTTATTAGCCTTCTTTACCATTTTCTTTTTCTTTACAACCTTTGCAGGTCTTTTTTTACCATATGACATATTTTTTGTTCCTTGTTTCATCAGGGAGGGGAAGCTGGCTCTACTGAGTGACATCGTAATTGCCAAAGGTGTTTTGCATTTCCATCATTCTTGCGTTTTCTGCGGCTGTCACGGGTGGGGTGAAATTTCCATACAAAAGCTCATCAAGCTGCTGGGCCGTTAGGGGCGTGTCTTGCGGTGATGGCCGTGGTGTTTTGGGTAGACTTGCTAGTGCGCCAGCCGTATTAACATTTGGTGGCCTGAGAACGTCATACGGATTGCCGTCCGTTCTTCTTAGCCCACTAATAGCGTCAGCCTGCGATATTGACGCAAAGTCCTTTGGCATTTTTGGCATCGCAGAATTAATCATACTTTCAAAAGTGGCGGGTAGCGCATTTTCTGCCTTTCGGGCAAACTTTGAAAGAAAATCTGCGGCCAACGCAGAAAACGCTTTGGCAGTGTATTTAAAAGATTGTGCAACGACCCCTGTCTCTCCGAAGCCTAATATCATATCACCCAAGTCTTCTTTCTTGCCGTCATAATATTGCTTTATAACATTATCTTGGGGGGTCAACAGTGCGGCCAATTGTACAGTAAATGGTAACTGCTCCATTGCCCTGTCATTTGCGAGGGAAAAATCATCTGTTTCTTTTGTTTCTTGAAGCCTCACAAACGCATCTTTTGCGTCTGCAAGGCCACCAACAAAGGGTATGTCAATGTATCCCATACCGTAAAACCCACGGCCCTCTCCACCGAACATATTGCCTGCTTTTCTATAGTCTTTTGCGCTGTAGTTTTCGCCCCCAATCTGCCTTGCGTATTGCTCTACAGCCATGTCTCTTGTCGGCGTTCTGCTGAAAGGGACATCAACTCCCTCTGCGCTGCCAAGGGTTATGGGGCCGTCAGGCAATTTTTCTCCAGTATGAGCTTCAATGTAGGGGCCAAATTTATTTTTAAATCGCCTCTGACGCCCTGCGGTCATTGTTGCATCGTATGCAGGCCGTCCCAGACGCCCATATGTCATTTCGTCAGCCGCAGCTTGCGTTGGGATATTTAACATACCGTCTCTTCTATATGCTTCAGCCATTAGACCTGTCCTCCAGACAATTCTCTTGCCAATATTTTTAGGGTATCAGCAAAACCCTTGTCCAGTTCTTTTGCCGCCATTGCAAACTTGCGTGGCGATACATCGTCGGACTTCAGACCCCGCCGCTCCAGAAACTTCTTGGCGGCTCTGATCTCAGCCTGCGCCACCCTTTTAACTGCCGCTCTAGCCATTACAAGCCACCTCCTGCTGCTGTCTCTTCGTCTTCGGCCATTGCCCCCAGTGCGCCATAACCAACGCCACCAAACGGCACCACATACTTTGGCAGACCCATCTGACGAAGGCCAGTTATTAAGTCTTGGGTCAGTGGCAGGCCCAGAACATCTTCTGGCTGCTTACCTGTTACCATTTTCAAGGGAACAAAATCTGCCGTTGGGTAAGCAGGCTTTACAATGTTCATTAAGTTTTTCGGCGCAATATTTCCATAAAACTGCCTGTGTCCCTCAAAGTCTCCACCCGTGTAATCTTTAACCATTTGTGGGTTTGGCAGAGTTAGATAATCTGCACCACTTGCAATGGCGTCAGAAAGTTGGCTGCGAAGAACCATGTCGAGCCACGCATCTGTGCTTTCAAGCATTGGTGCGCCCACAGTTGTGTTTTCCACATTTATGCCAGACGCCTCAAGTTTTTCCAATTCATCAGATTGT